TACCCATTGTTGAGAACTTTCTCAACTCGATCTTGTCTGGCACACGAGGTGCCAGGTTTTGATCGATAAAACGGGTTCGCGATGCTTGTAAAGCTAGAAGTAACGACGCATTGCGCCGAAACATCTGGCCAACAGCATGACAGGTGACCCTGTCACTAGCTGCCGAAAGATCGACAGTAGCCAAGGTCTCATCCGATGCCCCAAGAAGGCAAAGAGACTGGTTAAGAGTTTGGTCATTGAATTTGACAAACTCTCCAATCCAGGATCTTCCACTTCGTACGGCAAAGTAGTGCCAAATGTTTTGTTGGCACCACTGATGCTCGCTCGGTTCCGCGGCAATAAGCCTCGGTCGCGAGTAGGACTTCGGAACAGCAACCATTCTAGCTGAAGGTTCTCGCGAACCAACACAGTTTGAAGAAGTTGCTCTGTCTGCCCAGCTCGCATAATTATGGAAACCATAATCGGCGAGTGGGAACGCGTGTTCCAAACGGTCACTCCAGTTCGACCAACAGTACTTGTTGGAAGGACCAGTGACCTCTGAAACAGCGCCCGGTCCGTGCCTGAACTTCCACATATTCGGATCGTAAGATCCGAGAGTGGAGGTAACGATACTTGACACGGAGTCAAGTTTCGCCAGGAAGACCGACAGTTGGTTACGCTCACGCGCAACCATAGAGTGTAACCGCTCTTGATACCTCGGTGATTTACCGTAACCATGGTAAGTCTCCTCGATGTCTTGAGTAGTTGGCCCTATTTGCTGCCAAAACTTTTCAGGTTCTGGTAACACACTGTCGACCGCGTAAAACTCCTCGACCTCCGTCGAGATGTTCTCAGCGGGACATGGGACTTTCGCTTTCTTGAAGGCAAATAAAATTTGCCGTAGGAAAACGATCGCCTCAACGTCATAGTCTTCCCTCAGGAGTCCAGTCTCGTGGAAGACGAGTAGGTAGAGTCCCCGAAGAAACTTCGGGATCACTACCCTGTTAGAAAACCTCTTCGTCAGAGGTAATCCTGACAGTCTGTACTCGCCAGCAGACAGGCACCTATCCAGGTGCTTGCCCACATTGGGCATGTCTACCAGGAAAACCGGTAGACCGCGATGCGCCACGAGACTCCGAAGACGGGAGAGATCCATCTCAAACTCCATCCTCAGCGTCGGGTAGGCCTGTGAAGCGTCTCGAAAGAGCGCTTCACAGACCTGACTCAATTCCCAAACAAGGCTTTTCGACATATTCGGATTAACTCCGGGATATGTTCCTTGTTGATGGGAGGACACTCAGCACCCGAAAGGCAGAACTGTAACAGCTCAGTCTACGCCACGCAATCACCCCTCCATTATATGAAGGGAACCACCTCTTGCGAGAGTGGAAGCATTGTGGAAATGTAAACTTTACTGCCCAGATCTCTGCTAGCATATTCGGACTAACCAGGTAGGAAGTAGACGTTCCCTCGCATAACCTACAAGGTTAAGCGTGGGTCGCTACGATTCCCACCCCAACAGTTGCGTCACGAACGCGTTGCTTGATAGGATCACCTTATCGGCGACCGCATCGTACAAAGCGACAGACGTATCACTGCTCAGATGCTCGATCACAAAGTAGAACTTACGTTCATACTCTGCGACCGTGCTCGTGGCGAAAATCGTGTGCACAACTTCAAAGTTGTGACGATCTTTTGCCGGCACACCGTTTTGGGCTTTCGTCTTAGAATGACGAATCCTTGCGATGTACTGATCAGTGGTGTTGCGGAACATGTATTCACTAGAATACGCGTCCTGGTTGATCTTCTTCAGAGTGATGTCGCCACCAGTCTGCGGAAGAACGAGTGTGTCTCCAATCATGGGAACGGACTCCTAACGGCATAGGACCACCTAGCGGCTTGAAGACCGCAAGGCGGCCAATGACGCTAGGATCAACCACTGCCCACCTGTAAGGGTAGGCAGGAACGGAACGGGAATCGGTGTGATAGGAAAGACAATCTGTCTTTCCTTTCGGCTGTAATCCTCAACATACCAACCTTTAAAGGTTGGCCATGTCGCGGACGCAGTTTTGTCTAATATGTACTCGGATTTTTTAATCCTCGTACGCATTAAACATACCTTCTCCCAAGTCAGAGGGACTGAGTTATTGGTCGCGGCGATTACATCGCCGAGATCCGAAAACCAGTCTGCCAGCCAGCTCCAGGGAGTCAGCTCCCAGGCTACTGACAAGGCCTCGTGTGACGTGATACCAAGGGCTAAGCGACGCGCTAAATCTTTTAGCGGTCCGTAGCCTAACATTGGTAGATCACTGGAAGGGTCCAGTTTCCACTGGGCCGTTCCCCACACCTCAGAGGTGTAGGTTACACGACGCCATCCTTTGAGGACCGCCCCCTCGCTATGCAAAATAGCATAAGTGGGCGTATCCACAATGGTGGTCCGACCTAAGTGACACCGACGCCGAAGAGTCTCACCACT